CCACACACCTGATTTGACATCTGCCTCCCATCTCTTCCTTAATGGGGCTAAAGACAGGGCGGAGAAGGATTACCCCCAAGGGGACATGGGTGACGCTAATGAGACTAGGGATGCCAAGAACCACAATCTCACTCTGGAATCCCTCTCCCTCATGAACAAGCAAGTGCATGAACTCATGAGCAAACTCCCCACAGCCTTTGGTGTCATGGCTTGGTTCCATGGTTTAGGAGATGCTGAACGCAAACCCGACGAGTATTTGGGTGATGACGGGCTACCTCTGGGGCCTGCTGAAGCAGTACAGCGTTATGTAGAAAACAAACTCACACTCAACAATAGGCACTACGAGGCCGGGACAAAACATGTCGTGGATAAATCCCCCAGTGAGGCTGATGCAGTTCGCTCTCGCCAGCAGATGCTAATCAATCATGCCGTGAAATACATTAACAACCCCACGAGTTCTTATGAAGGAGGGTTCAGGCGCCGTGTCCGTAATTATCTCGAAGAGCGTATGCCAGAGATAGAGACGGCACTGGACAATTCTGATAGAATTCTTTCAGAGACAGAGTTGGAATATCCTCATAGGACTTTGTTTGGACCGATAGAGCCAGAGGAGAATATTCTACGTGAACTTGTCAGTGCCAAGAAACTCCAGGGGAATTTTACAGGGTTGGAGTTCCTCACCCACGTCCTTGAGAATGAGCCAAGAGTTGAGAAAATCCTCGAGAGTTTCGGTATGACACCCGAGGAGGCGGTTGAGAGAATCACAGGAAACAATGTCATGGGTCTGTTCGGTGAGCCCGAGGTAGACACCACACAGAGTTATGCTAGTTGCGTGAAAGACATTGTAGCAGCAACGCATTACGCGAA